TCTTCATTATTACGGATGCTCCGAATGGACTCAAAGGGTTCAATCGGTCCGCTGTTCGTACTTCTATGGAAGGTGACTTCGATACCGGTAACGTCCGGTACAAGGCCCGTGAGCGTTACGCTTTCGGGTTCTCGGATCCTCGCGGCATCTTTGGTTCGCCAGGAGCCTAACTTTGGGATGGAGAGGGGGGCAACCCCCTCTCGTCTCATCTGGGAATTATTTAGCCCTAGCGACTGGCCCAGCAGACGCTTACGGAGACTCTAGGGCAAAACCTTTCGTAAGGAGGAAGGCTAGATGGCTAACACAACTTTTAATGGCCCCGTTCGCTCTGAGAATGGCTTTGAGGTAATCAACGTCAACTCAACTACGGGTGCCGCAACGAACACTTTCGACATTGCCTCAACCGGTATCGTAACGAACAAGTACGTTAAGCATGTTGGTTTTGCTACCGGTGTTACGGTTAACACCACGGCTGGTGACAGCGATAACATTGGTGAATTTACCCAACCTGCCAACACCATTATCACTGACATTAAGATTCTTTGTGTTACGGCCCCTACCATTGGGACTGGTGATATCGGGTATGAGGTTGGAACGTCCAGTTCTGGAGCGCAGATTGTTGCGGCTCAAACTGATGAAATCCTGGATGGCGGCACCACAGTTGTTGTAGGCAACGTCACGGTTACGTCACTCGTTCTACAAACCCAAGACGCAACGACGGCTCCGGCCTCCGTTCAATACACTTCGGCAGAGCGGACCATCTACTGCAATATCACAAACACCGTAGATGCAACGACGGCGGGCTCCTTTACGTTCATTATTGAATACGTTCAGGTTGCGTAATTTAAGTGAGGGGAGGACCATGTTCCTTCCCCTACTTATGTAGAAGGAGCCGGACATGGCAGATGCTGTAACAGCTACTACGATAATTGACGGACCAAAATCCGCTGTTATCTATTGCACGAATACGAGTGACGGAACCGGAGAATCTGCGGTTGTTAAAGTGGATGTGTCCGAATTATCCGGATTGCAGGATGGCACCTCTTGCTCCAAGGTTCGTATTGAAAAGATTGTTTTCTCTACGGTTGGAATGGGTGTGAAACTGCTGTGGGATGCTACAACGGATGTAATTGCCGTAGAACTTCCTGCGGATTATTCGGATACCCTGGATTATTCGGACATTAACGGACTGCCTAACGTAGCCGCT